TTTAACGAAGGACAACGAGCTGCAATATTATTTATAACCCAAATGATGAATAGGAAAATATAATGGAAATTTTAAATTATTTAAAAAAAGCACGAGAACTATGGCTAGCTTTAAAATCTAAATGGAAAGCTCTCAGTGTAATAGCAGCTATAATCATAATTTATTTAATCATAACATAAGGAGACTACTATGTCAGAAGATCAGGTAACGGCTGGTGAACAGCAAAGTCAACCGTCTGAAACAACTGCAAGTCCAGAACCAGTAGCAGAAGCTACTTGGAGAGACAGTTTACCAGACGATATAAAAGGTAATACTTCATTAGAAAAATTTAGTGACGTATCAACATTAGCCAAAAGCTACATCAACGCTGAGTCAATGATTGGCAAAGATAAGATGATTGTGCCAGGTGCTAATACTACCGAAGATGAATGGAACGATATTTATACCAAACTTGGTAGACCATCGACACCAGATGAATATAATCTAGAACTAACTTTAGAAGAAGGTGAAGTTGCTGATGACCAACTGTTTGCATCCTTTAAAGATGCAGCACACAAAAATGGATTATCACCTCAACAAGCTCAAGGCATTTTAGATTATTATAATAGCATCAGCACGCAAACTTTAAATGAACAAAGCAATGCTGGTGTGTTAGCTCAAGAACAAAGCTCTCGTGAGCTGCGTGAAGAATGGGGTCGTAGTTATGATGACAACTTATCTAAAGCATCACAAATAGGTAAACAATACTTAGGTGAAGATGCGTTCCAACTGCAAATGGCAGATGGTTCAATGCTAGGTGATAATGCTACTTTGATAAAAGGTTTAGCAAAATTAGCTATGGTCATGTCAGAAGATACGCTTGTGGGAGATAAAGACTCTGTTACAAGTAACGCTGGTGTGCAACAACAATTAAATGATTTAACCAAACAAGGTAGTGCATATTGGAATAAGCAAGATCCAAACCACGATGCTACCGTACAAAAAGTTTATGCTTTAAGACAAGTTCTTACAGGCTAAAATATTTAGAACAACTGCTAGTCAGCTCTAAGTGACGATAGGGAAAGACCCATCACCTACCAGGTGTAAAATGCAAGCCAACCCTTTACAGGATAATTGACTGTAATCAAAACTTTATTAACTTAAACCACGAAAGGACTTATAATGAGTTCAGAAATCACAACTTCATTTGTAGAACAGTATTCTTCAAATGTTGCTATGCTTGCACAACAAATGGGTAGCCGTTTGCGTGCAGCAGTTGATGTGGAAACAATCACTGGAAAGAATGCATTTTTTGACCAAGTTGGCGTAACAGCTGCTGTTCAAAGAACATCAAGACATGCGGACACTCCACAGATTGATACTCCACATTCAAGACGTAGAGTTAGTTTAGCCGATTACGAATGGGCTGACCTAATAGACGATCAAGATAAAGTAAGAATGTTAATCGATCCAACTTCTTCTTATGCAAAAGCTGCGGCTGCTGCAATGGGAAGATCAATGGATGATGTTATCATTGCTGCTTTAGGCGGATCAGCAGACACTGGAGAAACTGGATCAACTGCGGTTGCTCTACCTTCTACTAGTAAGTTTGCAACAGGACAACAATCTGATGGATTAACTATAGCTAAATTAATTGCAGCTAAAAAGTTTTTCGATCTTAATGACGTTGACCCTTCAATCCCTAGATTTATTGTAGCTGGTGCTACGCAGATGTCAGATCTGCTTGGTACTACTCAAGTTACTTCTAGTGATTTTAACACAGTCAAGGCTCTAGTTGCTGGTGACGTTGATACCTTCATGGGTTTCAAATTCATCATGTCAAATAGACTAGCTCTTGATGCAACAAATACGGATGATAGAAAAATCTTTGCTTTCACACAAGATGCTATCAAACTTGGCGTTGGTAAAGATATTACCGCTAAGATTGATGTGCGTGCTGACAAATCATATGCTACTCAAGTTTACACTTGCATGAGCATTGGTGCTGTTAGAATGGAAGAAAAGAAAGTTTTCCAAATTCCGTGTGACGAATAATAGATAGGAGAATAAATTATGGGTACTAAAAACTCAACTTTAGTGGCTAATTTTGAAGCTGTTCCACAGGTTCATAATAGTGCTGGACTTCTACATGGCGTTGTTCGTGTGGCACAAGGAACTATAGCTCTTGCTGCTGGTGATAGTGATGACAATGATATTGTTATGCTAGCACCAATACCAAGCAATGCTGTTGTGTCTCAAATATTTGTAGGTTCAGATACGCTTGGCGGATCTTGTACTTTCAATGTTGGGATTTACACAGCTGCTGGTGCAGTAGTAGACGAAGATTTATTTGCAAGTGCAGTAGCTGACGCTGGTGCAATGGCAGATGTTCGTTTCGAAGCTGCAAACATCAACACAGCTGGGCAGAAAATGCACACGCTTGCTGGTGATTCAGTAGATCCAGGTGGGTATTACTATATAGCTGCAACTATGCAAGCTGCTGGTGGTACTGCTGGTGATATGTCTTTCAACATTTTATATGTTGTTAACTAGACACTAAAACTATAAGGGCAGTCGTTATGCGGCTGTCCTTGTAATTTAATATTATTAAGGAAATTTATGACATCACAAGTTGGTATATGTAACGGAGCTTTGAATCAATTAGGAGCTTCAACCATATTAGCATTAAACGAAGACTCTAAGAATGCACGAGTGCTTAACCAAAGATACGATATGGTCCGTGATAAAGTATTTCGTGAGCATCCATGGAATTGTCTATTAAAAAGAGTTAGTCTGGCACAAGACACTGATAAACCAGCCTACGAATATACTAATCAATACACTCTACCTTCAGATTGTATTCGGGTATTAAAAACTTTTGAAATGAAAGATAATGTTGATTTCAAAGTAGAAGGTAGAAAAATATTAACCAATGCTACTACGGTAAAAATTTTATATGTAGCTAGAATTACAGATACGACACAATATGATACGTCATTAGTCGAAACTTTGTCAGCTGCTATTGCAGCCGATATAGCTTATGCCATTACTGGCTCAACTACTTTGTTGCAGTTAATGGAACAAAAATATTTAGAAAAATTAAAAGATGCTAGATTTGCTGATGCTACTGAAGGTATGCCAGATGAACTAGACGCAGACTTTCCATTTATTGCATCGAGGTTATAATGGCTCGATCTGCTTATGCATTTACTAATTTTACTGCTGGTGAACTATCACCTCGTATGGATGGTAGAACTGATTTAGAAAAATATTTCTTTGGCTGTAAGACTTTAGAAAACATGGTGGTACATCCCCATGGTTCTGCTAGTCGTAGACCTGGCACACGATTTGTGTCAGAAGCTAAAGATAGTAGTACTGCTAAAAGATTAATACCGTTTGAGTTTTCAACGACACAAACCTACATGCTAGAGTTTGGTAATTTATACGTTAGGTTTTATAAAGATAACGGTATCATTACTGAAACTGGCAAAACTATATCAGCTATTACCAAAGCTAATCCAGGTGTAGTTACAGCTAACTCTCATGGTTACTCTAATGGTGACTATGTTATCTTAGCTGGTATTGTGGGCATGACTGAACTGAATGGTCGACAATTTAAAGTGGCAAGTGTGTCAACCAACACGTTTGCGTTACAAGATACGGATGGCAATAATTTTAATACGTCAGCTTTAACTACTTACAGCTCTGCTGGTACAGCATTTCGTATTTATCAAATTACTACAACTTATGCTACGGCAGATCTTTTTGAACTGAAGTATGCTCAATCTGCTGATGTCATGTACATCACGCACCCAACCTATCCTATTAAAAAATTAACTCGTACCGATCATACTGCTTGGAGTTTGAGTACGGTGACATTAAACACAGGCACAAACTTTACCGTATCAGCAGTAACTAAAGCTAATCCAGGCGTAGTGACAACCTCAGCCGATCATGGTTTTGCTGAAGGTGATTTTATTACGTTTCGTGATATTGGTGGCATGACACAACTTGCTGACGGCACAGTATTTAAAGTTGGTACAGTACCTAATGCTACTACGTTTCAGTTACAAGATGCAGCTGGTACAAATGTTAATACCAGTAGTTTTGGTACATTTAGTGCTGGCGGTAGTGATGTGGTAGAAAAATTAAACAACCCAATAATCGGTACAGCTGCTAATAACTTTCCATCTTGTGTATCGTTTTTTGAACAACGCTTGGTGTTTGCTAATACTAACAATAATCCACAAACATTGTTTTTTAGTAAATCAGGTGACTATGAAAACTTTACGACAGGCACAAATGCTGATGATGCTATGATCTTTACGATTGCATCCAATCAAGTAAATGCTATTCGATATTTGTCAGCTGCTCGATCTTTGCTTGTTGGCACAGTCGGTGGTGAATTTTTAGTTACAGGTTCTGATACCGTTGATGGCTTGTCACCAACAAATATTAATATTCGTAAACAATCAACGTATGGCTCGGCTAACAAAGATGCTATCTCTGTTGGCAACGTAACTTTGTTTTTACAACGAGCTAAACGTAAAGTTAGAGAACTAGTTTATAACTATGATAGTGATAACTATGTTGCACCTGACTTAACAATATTGTCGGAACACGTTACGGAAAGTCTAGTTAAGGATATGGCTTACCAACAAGAACCAGACTCAGTGCTATGGGTAGCACGAGAAGATGGAATCTTGGCTGGTATGACTTATCAACGTACTGAGAATGTAGTTGCCTGGCATAGACATGTTATTGGTGGAAAAGCTGATACTGGTAAATTATCGGCAACTGACGTTATTGGATTTACTTCTAACTCAACTAATGTATCGACAACTAATAACACCATCACGTTATCATCACATGGTTTGTCAACTGGTGATGTCGTTTCGTATTTTACGTTAACGAATGACATTGGTGGATTAAGCCAGGGTATTTTTTATTTTGTTATTGCTAGTGATAGTAACACTATCAAACTTGCCACCACGGCAGCAAATGCTACAGCTGGCACAGCAATAAGTCTTACATCTACTCCAAGTTCTGATACAACACAGTATATTTATAAAGGAGTAAATGTTCGTAATGGTACGTTTTATG